GAAATGGGTGGTGGTTCAGGTTTAAAGTATGCCGCAAGTAATATCGTGTATCTATCTAAAAGAAAAGAAAAAGATGGTACGGAAGTAATCGGCAATATTATTCATTGTAAAAATTATAAATCTAGGTTGACTAAAGAAAATGCTCAAATAGATGTACGACTAACTTATAAACACGGATTAGACAGACACTATGGTCTAATTGATCTAGCACTTAAACACAATATATTTAAAAATGTATCCACAAGAATAGAGTTACCAGACGGAACAAAACAGTATGCAAAAACTATCAATTCTGAACCTGATAAATTCTTTACTAAAGATATTCTCACTCAAATTGACGAAGCAGCCAAAAAAGAGTTCCTTTATGGACAAGAGTGAGCCGAGTAAACAGAATTACGTATTTGTACAACGAGATGTTGACGACTTCTCCTGTATAAAGTTGACTAATGGAAAATATAAAGATATCATATACACATATGGACACGTTAAGTTTGCATCCGAACCTAATGAAGAAAACAGATTACCTTTAAAATTTACTTATGATGTTCAAAGAAATCCTAATAACATTGATACAGAAAGTGAAGATTTTAGAATTACAATTGGTGATATTCTTGTTGAAGTTATTGAAGAACAATTAAAAAACAATCAACTTATTTTGAGAGATGGAGATAAAGACGTAAAATGAAAGTTCCTAAATTAGATTTAAATTTTTATAGCAGAGCATATGATAATTTTATTGAACCAGATATGTGCAAAGATTATATAAATTTATTTGAAGATACACTAAATGAAGAAATGGACAAAGTTAAAGAATTAAGTCTTTGTTACAACAAACAAGGTGATAAAATTTGCACTCAATGTTCTTGCCAAAGAGTTAATACAATGCAACACGATAGATTCAAAGACATTAATAAATTAATGTTGCCAAGATTTCAAGCAGCCGTTGAAAAATATAAAAAAGATTTAAACATACACGAAATACAATTTCCTAAAAAATTTGGTTGGGAAGAATTTAAAATGAAAAGATATTTAGTAGGAGATGGAGGATCAGACAACGAACAATTTAAGTATCACGTTGATGTTGATAATTACGCTTCTGCAAAAAGATTTTTAATATTAATGGTTTATCTTAATGATGATTTTAAAGAAGGTGAAACTATATTTCCTGTCTTTGGAGATGTGGTTGAACCAAAAACAGGTAGATTATTAATTTTTCCACCATATTGGACATATCTTCACGCAGGAAAACCACCAATTAAACCTGGATATGCCAAATATTTTTTAGGAACATACTTGACTTATTTGTAAAGTATGTTATAATGTATTAATGTCAGATAGATTTGAAACAACAATATTAACTAATCTTTTATTTAACGAAGAATATACAAGAAAAGTTTTACCTTTTCTAAAAGAAGATTATTTCAAAACACGTGAAGAAGTTATTTTATTTAATAAGATAAATGACTTTGTTATTAAGTATAATAATTTACCTACCAAAGAAGCCATTTCTATTGAGTTGTCTAATGCAAAAGGATTAACTGAAGATGAATATAAAATTACTAAAAATCTTTTAAATGGTTTACAAAAATCTCCTATTGAGTATCAATGGTTATTAGACACAACTGAAAAGTTTTGTAAAGATCGTGCAGTACATAATGCTGTGTTATCAGGTATTCAAATTTTAGATGGCAAAGATAAACAACATACACCAGAAGCCATTCCTACTATTCTATCAGACGCTCTTGCTGTTTCTTTTGATACAAATATTGGGCACGATTATTTAAATCAATCTGAAGAACGATTTGCTTATTATCATAAAGAAGAAGAACGAATTAAATTTGATTTAACTTATTTCAATCGTATCACAAAAGGTGGTATTCCACCTAAAACATTAAACATAGCTCTTGCAGGTACAGGTGTTGGTAAATCTTTGTTTATGTGTCATCTTGCTTCATCAGTTATTTTACAAGGCAAGAATGTATTGTATATCACTTTAGAGATGGCTGAAGAACGAATTGCTGAACGTATAGACGCAAACTTATTAGATGTAACAATAGATGAATTGTACAAACTTCCTAAAAAGTTTTATGACGATAAGATTAAAAAATTACAAAATAGAGCCCAAGGTCAATTAATTATTAAAGAATATCCAACTGCTTCTGCTCACGCAGGACATTTTAAATCACTATTAGATGAATTGTCTTTAAAGAAATCATTTAAACCTGATATTGTGTTTATTGATTATTTAAATATATGTTCAAGTAGTCGATTTAAAGGTGGCAATATTTCTTCGTATTTTTACATCAAGGCAATTGCTGAAGAATTACGAGGTCTTGCAGTTAGATATGATGTGCCTATTGTATCTGCTACACAAACAACTAGAACTGGTTATATGTCCAGTGATGTAGGTTTAGAAGATACATCTGAATCGTTTGGTCTACCTGCAACTGCTGACTTTATGTTTGCTCTTATTTCTAATGAAGAACTAGAATCACTAGGACAAATGAAAGTGAAACAGTTAAAGAATAGATACAATGATCCTGCAGTTAATCGTGCCTTTATACTTGGTGTTGATAGAAGTAAAATGAGATTGTTTGATGTAGAACAATCAGCACAACAAATTGTAGATAGTAACCAAGAAACTCCAGAACTTGTCGAAACTCCTTCAGGACCACAACCTGAACAAGTGTATGAAAAGTTTTCTGACTTTAAAATATAATGAATAGACAAAAAGAAAAACGATACGGTCAATCCAAGTTAGCACGAATGGCTAATAAAAAAATCGACCCTAAGACTTTACCTAAGATATACTACAAAACAGAAATGATTAAAAAGAATAATCAGATTGTTTGGCGTGCTGTTGAACGACCTAGTGGTATTGTTATTAGAGAATCTTTCTTTGAAGAAGATGTAAAAGAAGTAGTAAAATTTCAAAACAAAAATAAGACATTTGATATCTTTGGATTCCCAAACTTCTTTGACTGTCGTACTCCAAAAGAAATAGAACAAGCAAAAAGAAGAAAATAATCATACATAAATATATGTATGGCCATAGTATCAACACCCGAAGCTGAAGGAGCACAAGCATTATTCTGCTACATAGCAGATGTATTAGGTGCGTCTAAAGTAGAAAAAGAATTTGAACCTTATATAGCAGGTCGTAAGTCATTTACAGACTTTACAAAAGCATATTCAAAAACAATTGATGAAGCATATAGTGCTAATAGAGTTGATACTCAAAAATCAAAAGATATAATATTAAAGTATCTTAATAATAATAAAGATTGGTTTATTTCCTCTTTAGTTATAGCACAAAAAGTTATAAAAGAAATTTCAACGATTGATACAGATTTTTCAAAAATTAAAACACCTGGTTGGCAAAACATTATCTATAAGCACGGTGATAAAGATATAATGGATACTATATCTAAATTATTTTCTTCAGCAAATAAACAATCTGCCAAATCAGGTGGTGTAAAATATTTCGGTGATATTAACAAATGGTCACCTGCTGATATATATTTTGGTAGTACAAAGTCAATAAAAACTTTAAAAGATTTATTAGTAGAACCTGAAACCAAAAAAGATAATCTAATATTTGCTGAACTAAATGAAACCGTAGGTGACTTAATAGATGCTGGTGAACTATTACCTTTATCGTTAAAAAAAGTAGGCACAAAAGTATTTTTACAAAAAGTAAATTTTAGTAGAAAAGAAGAAGAAAAATTATTAGCAGAAACTTTTGCTACTGGTGTTAAAAAATGGGATCCTATGAAAGGTAGTTATAAAAAAGGAAAAGATTTTGAATTTATAAGTAACTATTCAGGAGGTAGGGATATTTACATTTCTTTAAAATCAGGTAAAAAAGAAGGCACAATACAAGTAAGACATACTCCTGCAAGTAATGGTAAACCACAAAGAGGAGTAAAAGTTGTATTGGCGTATAAAGGTGCTTCAGCCCTTGGAGGACAAGTTGTAGGTATACCTCTATTTACAAAAATTATTAGTACAGTAGATAAAGATTTTGCTCAAAAATTATCATCTACTTGGGATAGAAATTATAAAGTTTTTGAAAAAGACGCAAATGATTATATAAGATTTGGTGGTGGAGACAAGTTATACAAAAGTAACGATAAAAAAAATAAAAGTAAATTTAATGATGATATAGGTGCTATATCAGGACTAACTGTAATGAATGCTATAAGACCTATGCTAGACAATTATTTTAAAAAACCAGGTAAACTACAACATAACGTAATGAGAGCAATATTTGCTTATGTGTCTTCCCGAACACCTTTATCCAGTCCGTTTGTAATTGCAAAAGATTAGTATTATAAATAGTATCGTAAGTTATTGATTTTATCTATGGATTTGAGTGGTTTTTGCTTGACAATGTATGCGATATATGATATAATGGGTATAGTGGGAGAAAAATGTACAGTTTTAAACAGTTTTTATATGAAGCTAGGAATACACACCTAGAACATTTAGAAGACGAAATTATTAACAATGGTTACGAAGGTGGCCTTAATGCAGTAGAATTTCTTAAATCATTAAGAAATATGCTATCAGGTTCATCTCGTTCTAAAGTTAATGTATCCGTCAAATGGGATGGTGCACCCGCAGTTTTCTGTGGTATCAATCCTGAGAACGGCAAGTTTTTCGTTGGTTCTAAATCCGTATTCAACGTAACTCCCAAAATCAATTACACACAAGCAGATATTAGAAGAAATCACTCTGGTGGTTTAGTGGATAAACTATCTGTATGTCTAAAAGAATTACCTAAACTAAACATCAAAGGTGTTGTACAAGGCGACTTGTTATTTACACCTGGTGATTTAAAGTCGGTAACTATACGAGGTGAAGATGCCATCGCATTTACACCTAACACTATAACTTACGCTGTACCAGAAAATACTGATCTTGCTAAAAAAATTAAACGTGCAAAATTAGGCATTATCTTCCACACAACTTACACAGGCCGAAAGATGTCTGATTTAAAGGCAAGTTTTGGCGTCAATGTAAATCGTTTTACAAAGACGCCAGCAGTATTTTTTGATGACGCAAGTTACAAAGACGCTTCAGGAGTAGCAACGTTTTCATCAGCAGAAAGTGACCAATATGATTCATTATTAAGAATGGCAATTGGATCTATTTCTAAAGGCAAAAGAATTTTAAACTTATTGAAAAATCAAATCAATATGTTATCTGTAGGTGCAAGATTAAAGATTTTTTTTAACACTAAAATACGAGAAGGTCAAACAATAGGTAACGTTAAAAAATTACAATCAGATTTTAGAAAATATTATGCTTCAGTTTTAGATGACGAAATGGAATCTAAAAAAACAGAAGCTGCAAAGAAAAAATACGAAGCAATTAAAAATGAAGGATTACGATTTATTGATAAATTTGAAGATGAAATATATTTTGCAATTGCAAGTTATGTTACATTACAAAAAGTTAAAAATTTTTTAGTAAACAAAATGAATCAAATTAAATCTATTGGTACGTTTTTACAAAAAGATAACGGATTTGAAATAACAAATCCAGAAGGTTATGTTGCTGTAGATAGAATGGGCAACGCAGTTAAATTAGTAGATAGACTAGAGTTTAGTACCGCAAACTTTACTTTAGCAAAGAATTGGATTAAAGGATAATGGCAGTAGGATATTTAACAGACCAGAATTTACAAGTCAGTAGAGGCCTGATACGAGGTGCTGAAGTTAGAAACATCTTTGGTTACCAACAAGCAGGTGATACAACTCTAAGAGCGTTATGGGAATTTGCTAATACAAGTTATGTTTATCCTGGTTCAGCAATAACAATGACCGTTACATCTGCTGACGCAAGTGATAACGGTAAATCTTTATTGATAAAAGGTTTAGATGCCAA